TTACCTTCCTTGTCCCAATGCTCTCTTTGACTTTTGAGAAGTGTAGAGAACTCTTTGATCTTAGTTCTCATCTCATCTTTTGATAACTTATCCAATGATTTCACCTCTAGCAATTTTTCCACGACGATCTAGTTTCCATACAATGTATTCCATGGTAGGGACACATATAGGGTTCCAACCTACAAACCCATGTGTCTCACCAGAATTCATAACCCAACAGGGAGCATCATCATTCTCAAGGTCTAATGATTCTCTATAAGCATCATCACCAAGTAGAACAACTGCTCGCTCTGCTTCATTCAAACTAGTGAAGCAGGTGAATGCATTCTTTCTAATCTCATCAGGAATGTGAAATTTCATTGAATAGCAAGAGGTTGTAGTCGGTCAAGGATCTCACGATAAGCAGGTACAATATCCCCCTCATCGTTTCTGAACAGATCCTTATCAAATCGTTCATCACCACCAATCTTCCAGAGTCTCATGCAGTCAGGACTGATCTCATCAGCAAGTAGCAACTCACCATGGGCAGTATAACCGAATTCGATCTTAAAGTCAACTAGGTCAATGCCTAAGATGTAGAACAATGAACGAAGGATGTCATTGATACGTAGTGTCATCTCAATGAAAGGTTCGGGATTATATCCCATTAGTTTCACACGATCAGGTGTAAGCAAAGGATCATGCTTACTATCATCTTTCAGAAAGAACTCTACAATAGGATGTGGTAGTGAGTACCCTTCGCGAAGAGTTGTCTCACGAACAATAGATCCAGCAGCACGATTGCGACAAATAACTTCTAGTGGAACAATATCCACCTTCTTACAGATCATCTTATTAGCACCAACCATATTAATGTAATGAGTTGGGATATGTTCTTTAGCAAGTTTCTCAAAGATAAGAGCAGAGATACTACAGCAGAGGGATCCTTTTCCTAAAGGATGATCTACCATCTCACCATTACCTGCGGTCACTCTATCATGATACTCAATGATGACACGATCAGCATCATCACCTGCGTATACAGTTTTGACCTTACCTTCAATAATTACTTCCATGTTGTTTCAAGATGTATTTCATTTGGATTAAGATTTTTTACAAACCCTACAGGATCTTTTTCAGTTTTGTGTACCCAATGGTAGCGCATCATTTCCAGTACTGGATCCCATGTCTGGATACTGACATAATCCTTCACGTATGCCTCGATGCAAGTTCCTTCAGTTCCTTTATTGTGAGTTTATTCAACCTCTCAGTAAAGTGGTCTAGCAGCAATTGCTTATATTGTTTCTTAGTCACGTTGTCTCCAGTCGTCAGGTTTGTCTTGCTGGAACCATTCTAACACATCATCTGCAGATGTAAACCCCTTTTTGTGGTTGGATGGATCGGGATCTCCTAAACCCATCCTATTCATAAAATCATCCATACTACCTTCTTCAATTTTGTTAGTAATCTGGCGACGTGCCATCTTTAACATTTCATTAGCAGTAGTATTTGCTTTAGCAAGTTTATTTGCCCAAATCATATCGGACAATTTCACTTCTTCCCCATTCGCAATACATTTACAAATAAATTCCAGTCGTAGTCGGTATTGTGTAGATAGCATCTGCTCACTCGATTTCCTTAAGTATTTAGAGCTACAATAACCTTTGAACCCTTAACAGAGTCATCCTACTGGGGTTTTGCGGTTTTGTCAAGCTCGACTTTTTGAGGCATTTTTGGGCAGAGAATTTTTTTCGGAATTTCCGTAATCAGTTTAAGAAAATTGATTTACCCGTCATGGTGATTGCTGCTTTTGCAACCAGGTTGATGGCAGTGCTATCCAGGATCGTAGTGCCCTTGAAGGACCCTTTAAAGAAGGATGCAGCTTTGATATCCAGTGATCCCCCTACAGAACTGCCTAGGACCATCTTGTATGCCGCTGGGGGATCCTCTAGGTTGATTGCCTTGCCGATTACTGTCAGATTCTTGAGACCCCTTACAGTCTTGCTTTCGTCCCCATTGAGGGTTGTTGCTGATCCACCTTTGGTTGCTTTATACAATAGGTGACCAAAATCAGATTCTAACTGAATGTTACCCGTTGCCCTGATATTAAGGTCGCCCTTCATCACTTGATTAATTGTACCAAGAGTATTGAATGCAACTTGACCACCAGTTTTATTTTTCTGGTTGACACTGAATTCACCACTACCATCAACGTAGAATCCTCCACTAGTAGTAAATCTAGAAAAAGACGAGTCAACGTTAAAATCTGTACACACAGCAGTAATTTTACCTTGACCTTCTGCGGGTTCTAGGTTAATATTCTCTCCTGAACGTAAAATAAGATTATTAAGAGCATTTAGTGTGATATTGTCACCTTTTAGTCCAATATCACCACCTTGTGCTTCAATAGCAACATCCCCCTCAACATAAATTGAATATGGTGCCGATTTCGTGACACTACCATCTTCTTCTTTTGTATCTTCATCATCGTTGCCACGTACATGCAACGCATACGAATCAGTTTTTTCGTGATGATCTTTAGCATGAATTACAACTTTACCACCACAACCTGATTGTCCTGGTTTACCAGTTGCTAATACTATGTTACCATTGACATCAAAGTGGAACATGGACTGACCATTAGTCATGATGAATCCAGTGGTTCCATCTTCATTTTCATATGAACCCATAGTCCAACCATGTTTGGTTGCTATGACATGAAAATTACCACTAGTAAACTGACCTTCATCTAAAGCATCAGCACCTTCAGGTCTTGCTGGACCTTTTTTCTGAAGATCTGCTTGTTTTGTGCTCGCGTTGTTGCTTGTATTTTTAATGGCCATTATGGACAATCAATGTAAGAACCCGTTCCAATCTTGGCGTAACCTCTACGCTCAAGTTCAATACTATCTAGGCATGCCATATTAGGTAAGAATCTAGCACCAGCACCATTACCACCTATAATACTAACAGCTGGCATTGATTTAAATCTTCTGTTTCTATCTAATGTCCTAATACTAACAACAAAACCTCTAGTATCAATAGTTGCTTCCGCAACTCCCGCTTCTCCATTGATATAAACTTCAGGAACTTCAGTGTATCCAACGCCAGGAGCAAGGAGAGTAAAGGAGTCGATAATACATTCCACTCCATTGTTATCTGATGTATTTGCTGTGTAGTTAACACCTTGACGAGTGACTCTAACCTCACTAACAAATCCTGCATCATCTAGAAGTGCAATAGCACCTGCACCATAACCACCGCCACTAATGATAACTTGAGGGGGTGTCTGATATGGACCACCAGGATATACGATAGGAATATAAACTAACGAACCATTATCATCAGTGATAGGTTCTCCTGCTACTGGTTTAGTGATAGTAAACTCATCTTCATCACTACCACCATCACTACCAGTATCATCTTCATTCTCTCCACCAGTTCCAGTCTCAGTTATATTGAATGATGTTTCAACTCCTTTACCAACTAAAATAATAGTTGCTTGCTCAACACCTTCTACAACTGTGTCATCTTCAATGCCAAGAATAAATACGGCAACATTATTTTTAATTACTAGGGTTTGTGATAAAGATTGAGTTACAAAATCAGAAGCACTAATTCCACTACCAATCATGTAGTATGTTACTTCAGTATTATCAGGAACATTTTCAGTTGTAATTGTTACTAGTACGTCTTCACCCTCTTGATATGAATTCTTATCTGTAGTAATATTCCAAACTTGTACTTGAGATGGATCAGGTGCAACTGGTGCTCCGATATTGGAATCAATAACTACATCAGTGATTGCTTCTGGAGTAAAGTCAGTACCATCAACTGTAATTGCATTAGCAGATGCAACGACCATTCTCAATAGTTCTGGTACTAGTTCTGTTACGTTGTCGTTAGCAATAACGACAGGAACTTCAGCAGCATTATTATTCATAGTAACTTGACCACCCAGATCACCAACAATATCCGTAGTGGTGATAGCAGGACCAGAAAGTTGCCAGTCTAGAATAGTTCCGTTAGGAATATTAAGACCTGTAATTAGATAGGTTACACTTTCTCCCTCTTGATAGACTGACTTAGCAGTTTCAATTGTCAAGAATGGTTCGTCACCTACTGGTAATACAGGTTGTGGAAGCACATCATCATCAATAACAATAGGATCTTCTAATACATCTTCTGGAACATCCTCGTCATCAAACTCATCATCATCGTCTGGCGGGAAGTACTCAATAACTTCATCTCCCGAAGGAACTTCATTCTTTTCTGACGGAGTGAAGTCGTTAGGTACACCACCTACAAAATTAATATCTGTAGTTGGTGGTGGTGGAACTTGTTTTGATTCTTGACATACAAACAAAGATTGATCGCCAATGCCTTCTTCAATTTTCTTCAGTAATTTGTCAAGATCATCACCTCCATCATCTGTAGCACAATCAGTACACTTCTGAGAAATTGGTTCACACTTCTGTCCAGGTCCAGTACATGTAATACCGAGCAACTTCATGAACTTATTGATGATGCCACCGATGAAATTCAATGGTGCAGCAATTGCTTCTAGAATTGCTTGAATTGGTGCAAGAATTTTGTTTACTAACTCATCAAATTTTGCTAGAATTTCATTTAGAATACCATCAACCAAGGTATCAATAAAACATGCAGCATTGTTGAATACGTCTGTAATATATCCGAGAAGCAAATCTGTAATGAACTTAGAAATAGTGTCAGTGATGTCAGCAATACTACATCCAAGTTCTTTAAAAATATCATCAAATATTTCTTTAATTTTTTTGAACCTGTTACCTTTTTCTTTGATTGGTTTGAATGCTTTCTCTGGATCTGCAAGCGGTCCAGTATTACCAACAACAGTTTCTTCAGTTAGTAGAGCATTAGTGAGAAAATCAACTGCACCACGTAGTGCCTTCGTTACTTCTGTTTTTCCCCTAGCAATGAAACTTTTTGCCAGTCTAACAACACGATTAATATGATATCTTGCGATACCTACACCATCATATAACAATCCGTTAACTTTACTAATATAATAATCACCAATGTTACCACCTGATGCTTGGTTAGCAGCAAGCATATCTCCTATAATTTTAGTAAGACCAGACTTTAGGTTATTTTCTTGACCGCAATTAGGATTAGCAATAGTAATACAACTTTGCCCACCAGTGGGATTAGATTCTGAATGCTTAGCATATGCTGCTAGTAATGCAGGCGGAGCTCCGTTCTTAACATCTGCTCTATCAGCATCAACTACACCCTTATCAGTGTTACCATCATCTTCATTTTTTCCACTCTGGTTCTCAGTAGATCTATGTTGTTTTGGATTGGTTTTAGGATCTACAAAAGGAGTAAAGTTTAATGGTCCAGAACCAGGATCATCATTGGTTATCTTAGTTGCTCCCTTGACACCACCAACAGAACCCATGATAATAGGTTTCTGCTTATCGTTGTCCAGGTAAAATCCAATAACAAAACAACCACGCTGAAGTCCAGGTGATGCTCCACCAGTACCACCCTCAATGAATGGTGTGGTGACAGGCATCATTAAATGTGCCCATGGCAACTCTTCAGTTGCGGTAGCATTCTCACCAGTCTTTAGATGCTGACCAATAATACGCACACGAAAGCGACCAGACCTTTTAGGGTCATCTTTTTTATCGCTTTCTACTTGACCGATCCACCAGGAGAATCCGTCAGAACCAATCTGGTGTATGGGGTATAGTGATGATAATGATTGATCCATCTTTTAATAACTCCTACTCTTATTTAACGTTCGAGTCGTATTCTTTCATACCATAGGTATCACGGATTAAATTCACCATGGTGGTAAACTCAGGTTCGCCGCTTTCTTTTACTAGTTGATAGTTATGTGACAATTGAGCAATAAGATATGTACCACTATTTTCTTCATCATATTGACTAGAGTTTCTAAGAGCTTCTGCTGATACGTTAGGAAGCATAACTTTAACCTTATCTCCCACTTTAAGATCTGAATTTCCAGGGATCATGATCTCTAACTTCTGATTCTCCATCAAGTAACGTCTACCAATTGCCTGTGCAGTATAATATTTGGCAAAATCAGGAAACTCAGCATCACCATCTTCTTCTGGGTTTGCAATACCTGCTCCGTCATACCACATCTCAGAATCTAATAGAATTGTCATGACTCTACTAGGTTTAGAACTCAATTCTTTTTGGAATTTAGGTACATCAATTTGACTACCCAAATGAGACATGGTATCAAATGTTTCTTTCATATTATAATTATACTCTTCATATTTTTGAGCAGCAAGATCAAAGTAGCACATGTGAGTTGAATATATTCCATTGTTCATTTTATCCATGATATCAATTTCATCTATAAACTTATAAAATTCAATAGTGTTAAACGAAGACTCCGTAATAGAATCTACTGCTGGTCGCGAGTAATACTCTGCTATTGGTGGTTTACCACCAAAAGTATCAGTACCATCAGAACATAACCTATCCATAGATTCAAATACAAAACCATCTTTATTCTGGAAGAATAGATATCCTGCTGTACCAGATGATTTAGTTGCATTAGTTCCAAGTTCTCCGCTGGGTTTCGCGTCACTTACTCCACCACCTTTCCTGAACTTAGCAGATTTAGGAACACAACGTGCCATCAATGATTGTATAACTGCATGTGGTTTCCTTCCATTGGGAAACATGTTTATTTTAAACTTAGATGTCTCTGTAATAATATTATCTGCCTTTACACCAAGATCTTCAGTTAAAATTTTCCTAACAATTTGATCAGGTAAATCTTTTTGTTTCTGTAAGCATCGTGTTTTCTCATTAATCATTGCTTCTTTCGATAGCATTGCAAGGCAGTAAGTTTGTTTGTTACTCATTACCTGTCTATTGTATACCTTATAAACACAAAACTCATAAGTTACTAGTTGTTTTTTTACATTTTCTAACTTAAAGGTGACAATTTCTCCACCTTGAATAGGCAAAGTACCAATAAAGTTTTGACCACTATCCATCACTACCATACTAGCAGAGATGAATGGTTTGTAGATATCTTCATAATATGAAAACGCTCCTACTGCAGAAGTAAGATCAAAGGATACACCATCAACCGAAGTAATAAAAACCGAGTGTGGTGTAAAAAATTTAGAAGAATTAGTTGCCATTAGAAAGCGGGGCCCATGTATGGATTGTTTGCATCCTCAGTAGGATACGCTGGTGTTACTG